GTGGAAGCCAAGCTGCTACCTGTAAATCGTGCCTGAAATTAGCACATGATGAATACCCAAAAAAGATCCGGGCAAGTGGACAGGAACCATACCCGGCTATTACAACTGAGAGCAGTGCAGTAGAGGCATTATCAGAAGCCATTACTGCAGGGAAGAGTTCAGGATCGATCAGGATGGAACTGAGGTATTCTATTTTGACGGGATCCCCCTGGTAGTATTCTACCGGATGAAGCATACCATTGAAACAAGCGGTATCGGAATAGATATGAAAACATTGCAGCAGTATAGATTGCTGTATGAAAAGAAAGTGAGGATAGATTGAAGTTTTTTAAAAACACCAAACGGAAGGTACTCATGCGGATAGCTGATCATCTTTTAGGTGCTGGTAAGAATAGCATTGTAGGAATTGAAGCCCTAAGTGGGATCAGAGATCTATTGTCAGGATGGATCACAAAAGAATTCGGATTCTGCTGGAATTGCCAGTGGTTCGATATGACAAAACCCAATGCAGATGTTATGGAACGCTTGGGAAAATGTAGAGTGAATCCCCCGGTAGTAAATACAGCGAAGTTCCCAGCTATTAAAGGTGGTGATTGGTGTGGATCCTTTTCGTTCAGGAAGATCGATATGAGGAAAAATCTACCAAGCAAAATACCACGGGAACCTCTTTTGCCATCAAAAGAAACTGCAGTGGAAGGCGGTCTAAACTAATGAAAAAGATGTATTCGATTTTAATGATAATGATCCTGCTGATAGTGGTAGGATGTGAGATCCCAAATCCAGTAGCTCCATTGCTGCCAGATACGGTTACGATTTATGATACTGTAGAGGTAGAAATCAATGATCAATTTTTCGATGATATGGTGCTCTATGTAAATGTGGAAGTGTTGAATTGGAGTTATGACAGCACAGCCCAGATCCTAACCGGGATACTTGAAGCAGATCCAGTGGTAACAGAAGAGATCATGATTTTTACGAAGAGGGCTCAGGTAGGATATGATATCTCAGGTGGTATAACCAGATTGGAACCTGATCAGTGGTGGATGCACCCAGATTGGAACGGTTTGATTCAGTTCGAAATGGATATCCATTACAAGCCAATAGAGACTCCTGTGGCATGGGTAGATCCCCAGAGAACGATAGGTGATTAGATGATCCCTATACTATTAGCAGTCGTGATGATCCTTGCAGCGATGGCAGGGGCAGTGTTACACCAGATTCAAATCTATTTTGGAACGGATATGGGATATTACCAAGTATGGATCTGGGCAGCGGTAGGCATGGCTGGTATCGGTATGCTCACAGTTATTGTGGCGCATTTCATGGATATTGCCAAGCTGAAGATGAAGGTGAAGCTGGAAGAGCTCATAATGATCCGGAATAATCCAGATATACCTATGGATCAAAAGGTAGAGTTAGCAGCTAAGGCATATTGTGAGATCTACTTCCCACCTAAGAAAAATACACCGGAGCACATAGCTGATATGGCAAAGGTATTTAAGGCAGGATGTATCTGGCTGGCTAACCCCCAGCGTGAAACCCTACCAGAGTAAAGCATTAGCCAAAAACGGACATACGATAGGCTAAGGGGGATGGCAAGGTGGTTATCCCCCAAACTTTAGCAGGATAGCAGTTACACGGCGCACAAGTGTAACAGATAAGCAGGACAGGGATCAGGGAGCTTTCGGGCTCCCTTTTTTTTTATTGCAAAACGTAAAACGGGCAGTGCATATTGACACATAGGATGCCTAAGCCTAAAGAAAACAAAAGTCTCATTACTATCAAGGCTAAGAAAAAGAAGCCAGTAGCTAAGGCTACAAAATATGATCCAGCGATGCTTCAAGTCGTTGAAAAACACGTATTTAATACAGGTAAAATGGATGGTGTGTGGGATAATTTGGATATCTCAAAGGCTACATTCTTTAGGTGGTTACGAGACAAACGAGACTTAAAAGAGGTGGTTTCCCGGGCACAGGCGGAACGTACAAGGCTGGTGCAGCATGAGTTCAATGGTGAAATGAAGGAAGCTGTGGATTCCCTCTTCAATCTCATGAGGGGATATTTTAAATCTGAGAAGAAAACATACGTGACAGCATCCAGAAATGATCAGGTGGATGAGCATGGTGGTGTGGTAAAGGTAGGGGAAGAGATTTACCGGACAGTGGATATCAGGCATGAGATCGTAGAGAAGTGGTATCCTGCAGATCTGAGAGCCATTGAGAAAGTTCTGGGAAGGGAACCCCTGATGGAGATCCTATTCATGGATCAGCTAACCCAGTATCTGCCAAAGGTAGATGAAGAGCTATACCAGCAGCTTTTTGGGATAGGGGATACCGGATGGGATATGCCAAAGTTTACCGGGATGAGTATTCTAAACCCACAGGTGGATCTGATTAAGCTCCGGTTCATGGAGATCGTAATCCAGAACAGGTTTGATCGTGGATCCCTGTCAATGGATAAATGGATAGAGTATAACGCAAAGCTGAAGCAGCTACAGGGGCAGATCTCAGACAGGATCGAAACCAGAGCCCAGAGGCTGATGAATGGCAGATCCTATTCAGAGATCGTGGAGCAATATGTAGAACGCTGGAAAAAGATGCTCAGTGTGCTCAGGTTCGCATTAGAGGAAGAGCTACCCCAGACTAAAAAGAATGCTCTAATGATTGAGAAGATCATGGTGAGCGTGGTGGATACCATGAATGAAAGGGGTAAGAGCGATGCCGATCTGCAACCCCTCAAGTCCTAAAGCAGACACTACCAATCCATTCAAGGTAACGAATCAGGCATACGATGCTGCCCACTATGAACGGGAAGCAATAGAGCGTAAAGAAATCTCCCAGAAACCAAAGAAAAAAGGATCTATATGGCGCATTGAGCCCGTGGATCCGATCACCTTTATAGAACGCTACATTGGAACCAGAAGCCTCTCAGAGAAGCAGATAGCTGTTACCCGGGATATGTTCGGGGATAACCCTACCAAGCACTTTTTCGAAGTAGAAATGGCGATCCTGAAAAACGGGCAGGGATCTGGTAAGAATTTCCTTATGGTTCGTCTGGTGGTATATCTGCTGTATCTCTGGTGCTGCTTGGAAGATCCGCATAAGTATTTTGGACTGGCTCACAATGAGCACTTTGATATCCTGAACTTCTCACAGGTAAATGCACAGCAGGCAAAGAATGTATTTTTCCGGGCACTGGCTGATATCATCCAGCTAACAAAGGATCCAGTGACTGGGAATAATTGGTTTGTTCAGCACCAAGATTTTAGGATAGCAGCGTTCTCCAGGGGAAACATAAAGGAAAAAGAATTATCAATCCCAAATAGGAATCTGGGCTTTGGTGGGATCCGGGTTTATTGTCTGGATACTACAGCCAAATCAGTAGAGGGTTATACGATCTGGGTAACTATTCTGGATGAACCTTCAAGGGCTAATTCAGCAGCCACGTATGCAGTAGCAAAGCACCAGTACATGACAGCATACACAAATCAGAAAACACGCTTCACGAACCCCCATCACAGGATCACGATCGTATTCAGCTATCCAGAGCAGGAAGTGAATGATCTGCTGGTGGAGCTCTTCGATCTATACAGTAAAAACCCCAAAGAAAACTCACATGAGATCATAGATGGGATCCTAACAGCTTGGTATGCTACTTATGTATTCAATGCAAAAGATCAGCTACTGAAAAAGGAGCAATACTTGAAGGATCATAAGAACGATCCGGTAGATGCAGATCGTAGATGGCGGGCAATCGTTCCACCAAATATTTATGGCTTTTTCATGCCTCACTTTGGGAAGGTGAATGATTGTGCCAATCCAAATCTGATCAGCCCGGTTCAGTACAAAGAAACCGTGAACGTGAGATCTGAAACGGTGAAGGGAGTTCTGCAGGAAGTCAATTATGCTGCTCTGGAGCTCACAGGGGTAAAGGGTGACAATCTGGATCGCTACTGGGGTGCTGACTTCGCTACGAACAAAGATAGGCTGGTGATCGTAGGTGGTTATGCTGCTAAGACTGATCGCCCGGTGGATGAGTTCGCTTATTCATTCAGGGATGGCACTGGGCAGGAAGTATTCAAATCCAAAGTTATAGACTGCAGACCAGTTATTGATATCATCCTTGTATGGGAATCTCCAAAGCCCGGATGGGTGATCGATTACCAGAATGTAGAGAACATTATTCTGGATCTATTCAAAAACTATTATCCCCACAGTAGAGCTCTCCATTTTGATCAGTGGAATACTGAGAGCATAAGGCAGAAAGTGCTGGATGCTGGGGTATCGAACTGTGAGAAATTATCGTTCTCAAATCCTATGCAGTTACTGTATGGGAAGCTGGTAAGGCATCTTGTGTGGAATAATGCCATAGAGTATTTGGATAATGCCATCCTGCAGCGTGAAATGAGCCAGTTAAGCCTCTTGAATAACATTAAGCTGGATCACCAAAAAGATGGATCCAAAGATATCTGGGATGCCATGATGATTGCCACGAACCTGATCATGGAGCATGGTTTCATGGGCAAGCGGATGGATTTTGACTCTGGGGAAGATCATGATGTAGATGCTGAAATGGAT